CATTATAATTAGAGATGAGTTCTTACTTTTTTATGAAGATCTTTTTAGATACAGCCGATGTTTCAATGATTAGTCCAGCATATGAGACTGGACTATTGGATGGAGTCACTACAAATCCCACTTTGATTCTTAAAAGTGGTAGACAACTCCAAGAAGTTATTGAAGAAATAACAAAGTCTTTTTCAAAACTGGAAAGTATTTCTGCTGAGGTAGTTGCAGATACTGCCGAAGAAATGCTTTCACAAGCACAAAAATTTTATACAATTGCACCAGCAGTTACAATTAAAGTTCCTTGTACCGTAGAAGGACTTAAGGTTTGCAAGTTTCTTTCTGATAAAGGAATTCAAGTCAATGTAACCTTGGTGTTCTCAGTAGCACAAGCAATTCTTGCATCAAAGGCAGGAGCAACATTCATCTCACCTTTCGTTGGTCGTTGGATGGATAATTCAATTGATGGAATTGAACTTATCAAGAACATTCGTAAGGCATTTGATTACTCAGGAACCAGCACACAAATTCTTGCAGCATCTCTTCGTGATGTAAGGCAGGTAGAACAATCTGCTCTTTCTGGTGCTGATGTAGTTACAATTCCTCCAGTTGTATTCTGGGCAATGTATAAGAACATTATGACTGATAAGGGTCTAGAACTCTTTCAGAAGGATTGGGAAACCGTTATTGATAATCAAAAAGAATGAAATCAATAGTTATATTTGGAGCAACTGGAGACCTTTGCAAAAGGAAACTTATACCAGCACTTTATTCTCTTCATAAGAAAAATCTTTTACCAAAAGGATTTAAAATTATTGGTGCTTCCAGAACCAAACATAGTAAGGAGAGTTGGGTTGAAATTTTAGGACATTATTCTCAAGAGTTTATTAAAAGACTTGATTATGTTTCTTGTGACCTGAGTGATTTAGAATCTTTAAAACTGATAGATTCTTATGAAGACACTACTTATTTTCTATCAGTTCCACCAGAAAGATATGCTGATGCTATTACAAACCTAAAAGAAGCAGGTAAGTTAGATGACGCAGAAAAATCCAGAGTCATTATTGAAAAACCTTTTGGCACCGATCTTCAATCTGCTAATCATTTACAATCTGTGGTGGCTGGATATTTACGCGAGAAACAAGTATATCGCATTGACCATTATCTGGGCAAAGATACTGTTAATAATATCCTTGCCACCCGTTTTAGCAATATTTTACTTGAACCACTTTGGAACAGGAACTTTGTAGAAGAAGTTCAAATCTTTGCAACTGAAACAATTGGTTGTGAAGGTCGTGCTCAGTATTATGATACTGCTGGTGCCGTGAGAGATATGCTTCAAAACCATATGCTTCAGGTGCTTGCATTAATTGCAATGGAACCTCCTTGTAAAAATGATGCTAAAGAAATTCGCAGAGAGAAGGTTAAGGTTCTCGCAGCGACAAGACTGGGTGATAATGTAGTTCTTGGACAATATGATGATTATAAAAATGAGGAAGGAGTAACTCCAGGTTCTCAAACTCCAACCTTTGTTGCTGGTGAGTTGTATGTTGATAATTGGAGATGGAAAGGAGTTCCATTCCATTTTATGACGGGTAAGAAGATGCCTGTAAATTGTGTTGAGGTTGTGATTAAATTTAAGTCTCCACCACAACAGTTATTTGATGGACACGATTGTAATGATAGAATTGTAATGAGATTGCAACCAGATCCACATTTGGATATGAGTATTGATATTAAATCTCCTGGTCTAAATGACAAGGTAGAAACGGCAATTCTTCAGTATCATTATCCAGTAGAAAAAGCAATTGATGGTTATGTAAAACTTTTTTATGATGCAATCAATGAAGACCAATCACACTTTGTTCACGCAGATGAAGTGTTAGAATCTTGGAGAATTGTTGATGATCTTTTATGCACTGGAGATCAATGTCGTATTATGACAATGCCATATCTTTATAATGAAGGTGTTTGGGGTCCTTGGCAAAAAACAGAACTGATTACTAAGTGGGACTATCCCCTCAAATTAAAATAGGAGTAAAAAATGAAAGTAGGATTGATTGGATTAGGACGAATGGGTGAAGGTATGTCTCGTCGTATGATGAAGGCAGGAATTGAAGTTTGGGGTTATAGAAGAAATTATGAGAAAGCAAATGAAGCATATGAAAAAGGATATGTGAATGGAGTTGTGACTACTATTGAAAATCTTGTCAAAGTAGTTAAAAAGAATGGTCAACCAGGTATTTTTCAGATGGTTGTACCTGCAGAAACAGTAGAGGAGACGATTAATGAGTTACTACGATATTGTGGTGAAGGAGATATTATTATTGATCATGGCAATAGCAATTTTAAAGACAGTCGGAAGAGAGCAGAACGACTTGCAAAGCAGGGCATCCAGTATATTGATTGCGGCACTAGTGGTGGTGTTTACGGTCTGGATCGTGGATACTGTCTTATGGTTGGAGGTGGAGATACTGCAGTCGCCACTTGTTCGCGCATTTTTAATGCACTCTCCCCAGGAATTGGAGCTGCCCCCAGGACTCAGTTTGACTCAGACATAACTTCTGCTGAATATGGATGGTTGCATTGTGGTGGTCCTGGTGCTGGGCATTTTGTGAAGATGGTGCATAATGGTATTGAGTATGGTATTATGCAGGCATACGCAGAAGGATTTAACATTATTAAGAATGCAAATGCAGGTGCTCAGTATGTTAGAGAAGGCGATGCGGAAGTTGCCCCTATGGCAGACCCAGAATCCTATTGTTATGATATTGACGTTGCTGAGGTTGCTGAGTTATGGCGTCGTGGTAGTGTGGTTGGGTCTTGGTTACTTGACCTTACTGCTGATGTGCTACGCAGGGATGGTAGCCTTAAACAGTTCTCTGGAGGAGTATCCGACAGCGGTGAGGGTCGTTGGACTGTTTCTGCCGCTGTGGATCTGGGGGTTCCCGCTCCTGTTATTACTACTGCCTTATTTGAAAGATTTAACTCACGCAATCTCGGATCCTTCGGAGCAAAAATCTTGAACGGAATGAGGTTTATGTTTGGGGGTCATCACGTTCGATGATAACTTCAGAAACTCCATATAAACTCGCAGAAGTTATTAGAGACACCTGGCCTGGTCTTTACAGATCACCCCAGGTGCCTTATAATGTAGAAAAGCAATTAAATGATGAACGAATACTGGATCGTAACAGAAAATAAGACTGGAAGGATTATCGCTCATTGTGGAGACATTAATGATGCAATAATGATGGTTGCATTTGATTCTGAAAATCGTTCTTATAGTCGCCAAAGATTCATTCTAGACCAGGTAATTACAGTAACTTCCACAACTGATAAACAACTACCTGGTCAGATTGGACTTCCTGCAGCAAAAGAACAATTGCCACCAATTGAATTGCAACAGCAAGTGTGGTTGCCAGAAGATCGGGAAGAACCAGTAATTGTATGATAAAGAAGATTCTCATGATTCTTGAAAGAGATCATGACATTACATATTATGATGAGTTTCATTACATCTATATTACTCTAAAAGAACTCATAAAAGTTATAAAAACTCACAATAAATAAAAATAAGTTGCTAAACTTTATGGAACTTTACACTTCTCCACAAGAATATTTGTTTAATCTTAAAACTTTATCAAATCAAGAAGCAAAACGATTGTGGAGAAAATCAATTAAAGAAAAATGGAATCACCAATGTGCTTATTGTGATTCCGACCAAAATTTAACAATCGATCATGTAGTTCCACAAGCAAAAGGTGGAAGTGATTTTATTACAAATGTTGTTTGTTGTTGTGAATCTTGTAATCGGTCAAAAGCACATACTGATTGGGAAACTTGGTATTACAACCAAGACTTCTTTACACAAGAAAAAAGAAATGCTATAGTTGATTGGATGAATGATAAAGAAAAACAACCTTTATATAGATATCGTCAACGTAGAAATAATGCTTCTTAATTTTTAAACCATTATCAATAGTCTTATGAGTTTTACAGTTTATTCGAAACAAGGTTGTCCCTATTGCGACAAGATTAAAATGGTTCTGAGTGATCTGAGTATCAAAAAAGGATATTCAGTCATTTGCTATGAACTTGGAACCCAATTCACTAGAGAGGAATTCTATTCTGAATTTGGAGAAGGATCTACATTTCCACAAGTTGTTTTCGACCAAAAGCATATTGGTGGATGTAGTGATACAGTAAAGTACTTACAAGAGAACAATATGTTTTGATGAGTACTATAAATAATTCTGGAAGAACAAACATCAATCGTGGTGTTGAGTTAATACTTCGAAAAAAGGGAGGGACAAATCAACCAGAATTGGATTCTAGACAGTTCAGTTTTGGAAAAATGTTTTCTCTTTTTAAACGAGAGATACATTTTAAAATTGAACTAAGAGTGATAAAAAAAACGTAGTCTCTCGGAAAATGTTAGCATCAGAACTCACCATTTTTTGTTTATTAACTTTTTTATTTTTACTTGTGGGTGGAGTAATAGGTTGGCTAACGAAGTCTCACTTGTATGAAAATCAGATGAGACAAATTTATACCCATCCAGAAATGTTTGATGAAAATGGTAATCTTATACCAGATGAAATTTTAGCAGTTAGATTTGAAAACAATTATGACGACGACAACGACGACGACGACGAAGAAGACAGAGACTGAGATCGAAACTCTTCCTCCAAATCCATTTATATTTGAAATTCTTGCTCTTGCTTCAAAACAAAGGTCAAAGGCAAAGAAAGTAGAAGTTCTTAAAACATACGAACATGATTCGTTAAAAGCAATTTTTATTTGGAATTTTGATGAATCAGTGATTTCATTACTTCCTGTTGGTGATGTTCCATTTTTTGGTGACAATGATATGAAGTCATCAACAATGTCTGAAAGAATTGAAGATGCGGTCAAAAAAATGAGCGGTTCATCAATAGGAGCAATTGATCAAAGATATTCTACAATCCGCAAAGAATATACTAAGTTTTATAATTTCATTAAAGGTGGAAATGA